GGAAGATAATGATAATAACGTAGTTAAAAATCTACTTACTGGTGTTACCAAATACGGTGTACTTGGTGATGAGTTTTTTGATGTCAATAGTAGAATTGTAAGTTTAGATGACCCATTTTTAACTGACGACGCTAAGGAATCGATAAATTCTTTAATGAACGATTTAATAGACCCTGAAGGTCGTTCATACAAAAATACAATGAAGATGATGATGGAAGATGGGATATTTCTATTACTTCCAAAATCTGATGATGCGTGGATTAATTTTCTAAATCCCTTTTTGAGACTAACAAGAAAAGAAAAAAATAAAAAAATAATAAAAATTAAAACCAATGAGTAATCAAGACTTAACAAAATTCGAGTTTCTCCTGACTCTTGAAAAAAACATTATTTGCCAACGTTTTTTTAACGTTAAAGAGCATAACCCTAAATCTCGCCGCTCGTTAGATTTACATGACTACGTTAAATATATTTGTGACGAAATCGCATATGATTTGAAATCAAAAACTTTGGATTATCTAAACGAAAATCGTGATTATTTTTACGGTTTAGAGGGTGTAGAATCTAGTGATGAAAATGATAAAGAAAGTTTCTTGCTCGAGATTAAGATGGGAGACGAAGTATTTATTCAAAGAATGTTTCCCTCAAATATTTTTCACCCAAAAGTAAGATATACGGTAGACATTCGTCCCAATTTGAAGAGATATTTGTCGGACTTAACCGATATTTTATCTTCTAGACAATTGGAAACAACTTATTTAAATTATCAATTATAATAAACATATTAACAATGACAGAAAAGAACTTTGGAACACTCGGAACATCATTCCAACAATCATTAATTAAAGCGATTATCGAGGAAAAAAAATACGGGGAGCAAATTATTGATGTAATCGAGAGCAAGTACTTTGATAACGTTTCTTTTAGATTCATTTCTGAACACATAAAAGAGTACTACAAGAAATATTCTAAGATACCAAACTATGAAAGTTTGGCACTTAAAATAACTTCTGAAATGGGGTCTCAAGAAAACGCTAGAATCCATTTGGACACACTTGAATCAATCAAGGAGAATACTCAAGATAGTTCATTAGTTAAGGACGAGGCATTAAATTTCTGTAAACAACAGAATCTCAGAAAAGAATTAAAAAGGATTAATTCAATTATCGATAATGGTGCGTTCCATGAATACCCAACTATCGAAGGAATTATTCAAAAAGCACTTGAAGTAGGTCTCCCACCTGAAGAATCAATGGACGTGTTTCACGATATTGACTCAGCATTAGAAAAGGACAATAGACAGGCTATACCAACAGGAATAAATGGTGTAGATTCAGCGTTAAAAGGTGGATTAGCCAGAGGAGAATTAGGTGTAGTTTTAGCACCTACAGGTACTGGTAAAACTACTTTACTTACCTTATTTTCAAACACTGGGTATAATCACGATTTTAATGTCCTACAGATATTTTTTGAGGATAATCCCGCAAACATTAAAAAGAAACACTTCACAATTTGGTCAGGTATTGAACCTGACGAACAACCCGAAAGAAAAGAGGAAGTTAAACAAATTGTTGAAGAAGTTCAACAAAGAAGTAAAGGGTCTCTTAGTATCATTAAATTACCAAGTGATTCAGTAACAATATCCGAAATTAAATCAAGAAGAAGAAAACACCTGTCTGATGGAAAAAAATTAGACCTTTTAGTGATTGATTATGTTGATTGTATATCACCAGATAGAAGCAGTTTCGGTGAAGAATGGAAAGGAGAGGGTTCTGTAATGAGAAGTCTTGAATCAATGACAGGTGAATTTGATATTGCAATATGGACGGCAACTCAAGGTAATAGGGAGTCAATTTCTTCAGAGGTTGTTACAACCGACCAAATGGGTGGTTCAATTAAAAAGGCACAAATTGGTCACGTTGTTTTATCGGTTGGTAAAACACTTGAACAAAAAGAACACAGCTTAGCAACTATGACCTTACTAAAATCACGTATTGGTCAGGATGGTATTATTTGGAATAACTGTAAATTTGATAACAAATTTTTACACATCGATACCGAAACACAAACAACACTTCTTGGTCACAAAGAAGACAAAGAAAAAAATAATCAGACTCGAGCAAGAGAGGCGTTTATTAAGAGACAAGAAGTTTTAAACCGTAACTAAAAAAAATTTTATTAATATGAGTGAAAAGATTTTGAAAGAAAATCCAGGACGTTTTGTCCTTTTTCCAATTGAACACCACGACATTTGGAAGTTGTATAAACAACAAGAAGCGTGTTTTTGGACAGCTGAGGAAATAGACTTGGCTCAAGACATTTATGATTGGGAAAACAAATTAAATGAAGATGAACAACACTTCATTAAACATGTATTGGCGTTCTTTGCCGCATCTGATGGTATAGTGAATGAGAATTTGGCATTAAATTTTGTCAATGAAGTTCAATATACTGAAGCGAAAATGTTCTATGGTTTCCAAATTATGATGGAAAATATACATAGTGAAACATATTCACTTTTAATTGATACATATATCAAGGATAAAGAAGAACAAAACCTTTTGTTTAATGCAATTGAAACAATTCCCGCTATTAAAAAGAAAGCCGAATGGGCAATTAAATGGATTAATTCCGATTCATTCGTTGAACGACTTGTAGCATTTGCTGCGGTTGAAGGTATTTTCTTTTCTGGCTCATTTTGTTCAATTTTCTGGCTCAAGAAACGTGGTTTAATGCCAGGATTAACATTCTCAAATGAGCTGATTTCTCGTGATGAGGGAATGCACTGTGATTTTGCGTGTCATTTAAATAATAATCACATCGACAAAAAATTAAGTGAAGAAAAAATTAGAGAAATTATTTGTGGGGCTCTTGAAATTGAAAAAGAATTTATTCTTGAAGCGTTACCGGTTAGATTAATTGGTATGAACTCTGATTTAATGGCTCAGTATCTTGAGTTTGTTACTGATAGATTACTCACATCATTAAATTGTTCAAAAGTGTATAATTCAGAAAACCCATTTGATTTTATGCAAAACATCGCTTTACAAGGTAAAACAAACTTTTTTGAAAAAAGGGTTGCGGAATATCAAAAAGCCGGTGTTACAAACGCATCGTCTATTGAAGACATAACAAATATTGGAGATATTGATTTTTAATTAATTAAAGAAATGAAAGTAAAAAAAAGAGACGGTTCCTTTGAGGAGATGAGATATGACAAGATTACAAGAAGGATACAAAATTTCTGTGATGATTTAAACACTGAATATATTGACCCAACTTTAATCACATTGAAAGTTACACAAGGTATCTATGATGGTATCACAACGACCGAGTTGGATGTTTTAGCGGCAGAAACCGCAGCATCGTTAGTAACCACTCATTCTGATTATGCAAAACTGGCGGGAAGATTAGCAGTCTCGAATTTACATAAGACCACACCAAAAAAATTCTCACAAGCAATTAAAGAGTTATATTCTTTTATTGAACCAAAAACAGGAAAAGAAACTACATTAATATCTGATGAGGTTTTTCAATTTGTTCAACAAAATAGAGAGGCGTTAGATGGTGCGATTAGACAAGAAAGAGATTTAGATTTTGATTATTTTGGATTTAAAACCTTAGAACGTTCATACCTTTTAAAGGTTGGTAAACGAATTGTTGAAAGACCACAATACATGTACATGAGGGTTGCTGTTGGTATATGTAACGGAAATTTAGAAATGGCGTTGAGAATTTATGATGATTTGTCCCAACATTTTTATACACACGCAACACCAACCTTGTTTAATGCTGGTACTCGTAGACCACAAATGTCTTCATGTTTCTTAATTGGAAATAAAGGAGATGATATTGATGGTTTATTTGACACCATAAAAGATGTTGCAAAGATTTCAAAATGGGCTGGAGGTATTGGACTACATGTTCATAATGTGAGAGGTAAAGGTTCATATATAAAAGGTACAGGTGGAGAATCCGATGGTCTACTCCCAATGATGAAAACATATAATGAAGTTGCACGTTGGATTAACCAAGGAGGTAAAAGAAAAGGTTCTTTTGCTGTATATCTTGAACCATGGCATTCAGATGTGTTTGAATTTATTGATTTAAGAAAAAACCACGGAAAGGAAGAAATGAGAGCGAGAGATTTGTTCTTAGCAATGTGGGTTCCTGATTTATTCATGAAACGTGTTGAAGAGGATAGTGATTGGACATTATTTTCACCTGATGAGGCTCCCGGATTGTCAGATGTTTATGACGACCCATTTAAGTTCACACAAGAATTTACTGAGTTATATGAAAAATATGAACAAGAAGGTAGAGGAAGAAAAGTAGTGAAAGCTAGAAAATTGATGGATGCAATATTAACATCTCAAATCGAGACGGGAACTCCCTATATGTTGTATAAAGATGCTGCAAACTACAAGTCAAATCAAAAGAATTTGGGTACTATTAAATCATCTAATTTATGTACCGAAATTATTGAATACTCAAATGAAGAGGAGCAGGCAGTTTGTAATTTGGCATCAATTGCGTTACCAAAATATATTCTAAATAATGAGTTTAATCATGAATTACTTTATGAGTATGTTTACCAAGTTGTTAAAAATTTGAATAACGTAATTGACTTAAATTTCTACCCAACAAAAGAAACCGAACTTTCAAACATGAAACATAGACCTATTGGTCTGGGTATTCAAGGATTAGCGGATATTTTCTGTATTTTGAGATTACCATTTGAAAGTGAAGAATCTGATAAATTACAAACTGAAATCTTTGAAACAATTTATTTTGCAGCATTAACCTCATCTAAGGATTTAGCTAAAGAACAGGGGCATTACTCAACATTTGAGGGTTCTCCATTATCTAAAGGTATATTCCAATATGAATTATGGGGTAAAACAGATAAAGACACAAGTGGTCGTTGGGATTGGAAATCATTAAGAAAAGAAGTAATGAAATACGGTGTAAGAAATTCATTATTGGTTGCACCAATGCCCACAGCGTCTACCGCACAAATTTTAGGAAATAATGAAGCGTTTGAACCGTTTACATCAAACTTATATTCTAGAAGAACATTGGGTGGTGAGTTTATTGTAATTAATAAACACTTAGTTGGTGAATTACTTGAAAGAGGTCTGTGGTCAGATGAAATAAGAAAGAAACTTATAATGGAAAACGGTTCAGTGCAGAACATACCTGAAATACCTGTTGATGTAAAAGAAATTTATAAAACAGTTTGGGAAATGTCACAAAAGAGAATATTAACAATGGCAGCAAATAGGTCGATATACATTGACCAATCACAGTCATTAAATCTTTTTATTGGTAATGCAAATAAAACAAAAGTATTGGCGGCTCACTTATATGGTTGGAAACTTGGTTTAAAAACCGGTATGTACTATTTAAGAACTAGGTCGGCAGTCGACCCACTTAAAGGTTTAGGTATTGACACATCAACTGCTAAACCTATAAATGAAACACAAGAAATCCTAAATACTAATCACAACAATAATGATGAGGAAAAATTGGTTGAAATGGTTATGACATCAAGACCATCTGATTCACCATTTGAGTGTGAGGGATGTGGTTCATAAGCACAAGTGGGTGACTCCCTTAATGGTTCGCGGCCGACCGCAAGCATCCAATCATTTGACTATACAGGGGGTGAAGGTCAAATAATATATGTGAATCCCGACTGAAAAGTCGGGATTTTTTATTTATTAGTATTTATTGTTTCATTATATTTATTAGTATGGCTGTAACGTATGGTATAGATTTTCCTTTTAGAATTAGTCAGAAAGGTGATTTTTTAGTGATGACTGAAACTCCCGAGAGAGAGATTAGGGCTAACCTTATTCATTTGTTATTAACAAGAAAAGGTTCAAGGTATTACCTACCTGATTTTGGTACTCGATTATATGAATTTATTTTTGAACCAAATGATGCAATTACATGGGGACAAATTGAAGATGAAATACGAACTTCAGTTAGTACTTACATACCAAACTTGGAAATAAAATCAATAACGGTTACCGCAGCAGACCAAGACCCTGAAGAACCGGTGAGTCCACAGGAAGACGAAGATTCAAGGTTATTTAGAGTTTCAGATTATTCAACCAAACCTTACACTGCTAAAGTTAGGATTGATTATGACATAAATAATGAACCATTTGTTTCTTCCGATTTTATAATTATTAATATATAACATGAGTAAAAAAATATCATACGCGGTTAGGGATTTTGCAAGTTTAAGACAAGAACTTGTTAATTTAACAAGAGAGTATTATCCCGATTTAGTTAAAAATACTAACGATGCATCAATATATTCTGTATTGTTAGATTTAAACGCCGCGGTTGCGGATAACTTACATTTTCATATTGATAGAGTTTGGCAAGAAACTATGTTGGATTTTGCTCAACAAAGACAATCACTTTATCACATAGCAAAAACATACGGTTTTAAAATACCGGGTAACAGACCATCTGTTAGTTTATGTGACTTCACTATTCAAGTACCTGTAAGAGGTGACAAAGAAGATGAACGATACCTTGGAACCATTATAGCTGGTGCTCAAGTATCGGGTGGTGGTCAAGTATTTGAAACAATTGAGGATATTGATTTCGCGAATCCATTTAATGGTAGAGGAGAACCAAATAGATTAAAAATACCAAATTTTGATGGTAATAATAGATTGATATCTTACTCGATTGTTAAAAGAGAGGCTGTTGTTAATGGTGTTACAAGAATTTATCGAAGAGTAATTACCGAAACAGACCAAAGACCGTTTTTAAAATTGTTTTTACCCGAACAAAATATATTAGGTGTCACATCAATAATACATAAAGAAGGTACGAGTTTCGCTGGTAATCCAACAAATTCTGAGTTTTTAAATTCAACAAACAAATGGTATGAAGTAAAAACTTTAATACAGGATAAGGTATTTATTCCGGACCCAACAACAGCGTCAGATGCTGACAATTTTATTTCGGGAACCTATGTACCAGTATCAAATAAATTTGTAACAGAATATACTCCTGAAAACTATTTTTCAATAACCTTTGGTTCAGGTAATGTTAATCCACTTGACAACTTGGATAATTTT